GAATTTTTTGCAAATTTGTATTTGCAACTGCGAACTCTGAGGTTGCCATTATTTTTTACTTTTCTTTTTTTTTGCAACTTTTTTAACGACTTTTTTTACTTCCTTAACTGGTTTAGAAACTGGTTTGGCTATTTTTTTGCCGCCATGTAGTTTCCAACCTCGTCTAGTCAAAGCATCGATATTGGATTCATAACTTGCTTTAGACCTTTCAATTACTTTTCCGTTATCGTTAATAAGTTTTACAGTTTCTATAGTCATAATTTTTTATATCAAAATAGGGGTGGGTTTACCACCCCTACTTATTAGTTTTAGTTAATTACTGATTCGTTTAGCATTTCAACACCGTAAGAGTCATGTAGTTCTCCCACGCCATAAACTGCTGTTGCAACGATCTCATCTGCTCTTAAACTTGCGTCACGCTGAGACTCAATTTTTAAGTCTTGCATCATCGCTAGTCCTAAAGCGTCTTGAGAGAAGATTCCACCTTTACAGTTATCTGTATCAGTAGTGCCATCAACATTTGAAGATTCAAATATTCTGACACCAGCTATCTCTCCAATAAAGCCAGTTCTCATAGCTTCATTTTGAAGATCGCCAGCATTCGGATTAACAAAAGTATTAGTCAATGATTTTTTCACATTGTAAATAACTTTAGGGTTAAACACTCCGAAATAAGGGGCTGGTACATTTGCTTGACGCAAAGTTGCAACTGCTTTGAAAATGTTATCAATAGTCAATTCAGTTCCAGCACCACCTATGCTAGTTGAGAAACCATCAAATAATGCTGTCAAATCTGTATCGATTTTTTTAGCGATTGCCTCACCAAATAATCTTCCAATATCTGCCGCAACATTTCTTGACGCTGAGTTTCTTGCTAGGTCTGTTAATGTTGTCATAATTCCAACCTCTGATGCTGTAATAGTCACAGATGATGGATTTACTGCTGTGTTAGAAAGGTCAGTTGCTTCATTAACTGCATTTGCCGCTACTGTAGAATAAATCGGTACTTCTACTGATTTACCACCGCCAGCAATAGTGTAGTTTCTGACAAGACCTCTCATAATGCTTTGTTCTTGTGCTACAAACAAAGCCTCTGCAACGATTTCAGTATATAGTTCTGATATCGTGCTACTTGTCGTTTCGTTAGCCATCTTTTACTCCTTAATGGTTATTGTTTGTTTTGAATGACTGTGGGTTTAGAATTTCGTTCTTGCCTATATTTAGCATACGCCTCTCTATCCTTTGGGTCGTTCATATTTAAATCACTCAGATTGAAAGGTTTACTGAGTTCTGACCTATCCACATTTGACACTGAGCCACTGCCACTAGGTGTTGCAGTAACAAAGTGAGGGTTCTGTGTTAAAAACTCTTGAACTAACTCGTCAGTAGTTAAAAGTTCTCCCTTACTGTTATATCTAGCTATACCATTTTTATCTAGAATTTCAACACTACCTGATTCGTTTAGTTTTATATTTTTATTCAAAAGTTCTACAACTTGGTCAGGATTGATAGCTTTATTTCTTGAAGCAGACGACAATAAAGATTTATTAACTTTGATGTCTCTTAATTCTGATTGTAAACTATTTATTGTTTTTTGAGACTCCTCTGATTTTTCTTTCAAGATTTTTTCAAATTCTCCTTTTTGAATTTTAGATTTTTCGTCTGCCTCTTTCTGTAACTTAACAGCTTGGATAGCAGTTTCTAAATCTTCAACACCTAATTTGCTGTAAGTAGATGCTCTGTCTTTAGCTAATCTTGATTTTACAATTTCGTTTACTTGTTCCTCAGAAAATTTTTTTTTATTTATTTCCTCTTTCTGTGGTTCATTTTGTGTTGTTTCATTTGAAACAGTTTGTTCAGTAGTTTGTTCTACTTTTGGTTGTTCGTCAGCCATTTATATCTCCTTATATGTTCCAATCAGGATTTGTTGGAATCCAAGTATGCCGACAACGATAACCCCCTCTTACTATAAAAGGGTCTCCAGAACTTTTGCCAGCCCACGACCTAGAGTTCCAAATATCCCGAATTTCTTTTTCGGTTAAAGTTTTGTTTACCATATCTCTACAAAAAGGTCTAGAGTCACGCACTAAAGTTCCTGTATAACTAAAATGATTAAGTCCACTGTCTTTTGCTTTTTTTACTGTAAACTGACCATGAAACTGCATTACTGAGTCATGTGCTATTTGACCAGCATATTTTCTAAGATTTTCACCAGCCCTATCAGCGGCATACTGTGTTCTAAGTTTTGTTATGCTTTCTTCAACCTTAGATTTTAGACTTGGGTTATATTTATTTTCATTAATATAATCTACTAATTCGTTGATTTCTCTTTGGTTTGACTTTTGATAAACTCCGTTAATATGTGATCTAATATTTTTTTCTACATCAGCAAAAGGTCTTCCAGCGATTGCACTTTGATAAACCTCATCATTGATAACTTTTAAAAATCTTTCTGCAATATCTTCAAAGCCACTAAATGATTGATATTTTAATGCAGTAATAGTTTGTAAATCAATTTGTGTTAAATTTCTAAATTTTGCGGGTATAGGCATTTTACCAAAGGTATCTAAAACTTCTTTTGCTATTTTGTTATAATCTTCATTAATAAGTAAATCTGCCTCGTTTAAAAAAGTATTTTCTATTGCTTGTCTTAATTGTGGTTGTAATTGTATAGCAAGTCTTGTTGTGAGTGTTGTTCCGCCAACAGTAGTTTTTCTTACTGAGTCAATAATATCGTCCTCTAAAGTATAAAGGACATTAATTAATCTTTCCTCGTGGGTATCTGCAAGTTTATCTAATATTTTTGACATTCGTTATAATGGGAAATTTTTTTTCCATGCACGAATTGACCAAAATGCTGGCGACAAAGATTTTTGCCCTTTAACTTGTCTCAAAACCCCGCCCATTCTCGCAAGAAACGACCTCTGGCGTGCTGGTATATTTTTTTTAATTGACATATTAGGGTCGCCAAATCTTACCTTTTTTACATTTTTAGTTCTACGATCTCTTACATAAACTGCAAATTTTTTACTCTGATTTGGTGTTCTAAAAGGTTTGTTTAGTTTTACAGTTCGACCTTGATACTTTGCCATTATTTCTTTCTTCGTTTTCTTTTACTTGCTCTTGCAATAATATCTTTATCAAAAGTTCCAGATCGACCTCTAGCAATTAGCTTATTAACTCTTGCCATTGACCACTGAGCCATACCAATACGAGGTCTCGACCCGCTGGACAAAAAAGCCCCTTGCCCCCTCCGATACGAGGCTTTTAAGTCAGCAAGATTAAATAATTTAGATTTTTTTGCTTTAGCTTTTAAAGTTCTAACTGTACTTGCCGATAGTGCCTTACGTCTTACTGCCATTATTTTACTCTCGCTTTAAACATTGATCTTGGAATAAAACCACCAGATTTATACAAAGACGACATAGATTTTAACAAAGTGGCTCTGCTACTTCTTTTTCTTCCACGCAATCCTGACAGATACTTTTTAGGTAAATCTGTATCTTTATCTTTTGGTACTCTTCTAACTTTCTTCTTCTTCTTCGCCATCTGGAGTCTGCCCCTCAACTTCCGTTGTTGTAAATTGTCCTCTAACAGTTCTAGTATTATCTATCTCATCGTTAATAGTTTTAATCATTTCGCTATCATCTATAACTGCCTCTGCAATTTGTTTATCAAGTTCTTTATTAAAAGTTTCTGATTTAATTCCACTTGCTTTTGCCATTTGTAAGAATTGTAAATCATTAGCCCAATCTCTAACATCAAATGTATCAGGATAATCTACTGACCCGTCCCATTCTGTATCTTGCCATTTAGCGTACAAGTCCCAGATTTGCTCTTCGGCATTTTCTAAATAATCTGCTTTCTCAGAAAGTTTAGCATTCAATAATTGAAACTCTGTTTGTAGTGCAATACCACTAGAGATTTGGTTTCCTGATGTACCTCTAACTGAACCCATGTGAGTGATTCGATCTATTGCATCAATTTTGTTTTGGATACATTTCATAATACCATCTAAATTTTGTCCACTTGGCTGAATGATGTAGGGTTTTAGGTCAGCTTGCATATCCTCTGGTATTTCTATGATTGAACCAGCACCAGCACTAGCCTCAACATTTGGAGTCTTAACTAAACTTGGGTGATTTGCTAATCTGATAAGCTGTTCTTTTTCTGAATAATCATTGTATATAGACTGTTGCAAAAATGCCACATCAGCTAAATCACTAATACCTATAGGTCTTTTACCACCTTTAAGATTATAAACATTAACACAAGGGATAACACCGATAGCATTTGGCACTTGGTCAATTATTTTTACATCACCCTCTGCATATTCTTTTTCATAATCTGATACCTCATAAGTAGTTATTTCTTCCTCAGTAAACATTTTTAATATTGCTCTTTCAGAATTAATATCCTCAACAACCATTAACATATCTAAATAAAATCTTCCGCTAGCGGCTCTTTTGTAATTCCAGTTCACGATATTTTCTGGTGTGTAAATAGACATATAAGGTCTAATGTCTTGTTGTAATTCTTCAGCCCTAGTTCTTAAATTAGTTTGTGGCTTGTCAATAATAACCCAACAGTTACCATAGATGCTTGCATTCATCTGCACCTCTCTCATCATTGTGTTAAATGATCTGCCGTCTAAGTCTGCATCATTAATGAATGCTTCTAACTGTGGGTCTCCATCTAAAGAACCATAATCTCTTGTCGGTGGTACTCTCCATAAAAAACTTGTATAAATTTGAACAACATTTTTACAGTGATTATCAACTGGTGTGTGTCTAACTCTTTGATCGTATTCCTCTGGAGTCTCTAAAATATATCTATGTAAGTAATAACCATTTTTATAATCATTACCTCCAAGATATGATCTAATAAAAAATTCCCA